ACAGTAGGTGCTATTGCTCCAGTTGAAAGTTCTAGTGTAGTGATTAACTCAACTAACGGCATTGCAATGCCAATGCATTTAATACAAACTAAAGAATCAAAATCAGGTTCACTTACACAAGTAGTTCCGGAATATCATAAGTTGAAAAACAAATATCAGCTTATGTGGGATCAAACTGATTGTGTAGGGTATTTGAAAACTGCTGCGGTATTAGCTGCATACATTGATCAATCTATTAGTACTGATACTTTTTACAACCCTGCACACTTTGAAGGTAGAAAAGTACCAACTACACTAATTGCTAAGAACTTAATGTTAGGACTTAAATGGGGGATCAAAACCTTTTATTACAGCCTAGTGAATAAACAAGGTAGTAAAGAAGAAGCTGAAGTTGATTTACCTAGTGCAATTATTGAGGACGATGATGAGGGTTGTGAATCTTGTAAGTTGTAGCCTGTAAATTATAAGTTTTCTGTAAACTATAATAAATAAGTGTACAGGAGCTTATATGAATTATCAAAAAATATACAATGATATAATAATTAGGGGACAATCTAGAATGTTAGAGGGATACAAAGAAAAACATCATATTATTCCAAGGTGTATGGGAGGGTCTGATGATACAAATAACTTAGTATCCTTAACTCCAGAAGAACATTATTTGTGCCATCTGTTGTTAGTTAAAATATATCCTAATAATATTAGGTTAGTTAAGGCTGCTATGTTTATGGTATCGTCAAACAGCAATCAGCAACGAAATAATAAAGCATACGGGTGGTTAAAACGACAATATTCCGACTATATGCGTGGCCCTAACAATCCACAAAAACTAAACCCTATTAAAGGAGAACAGCATTATGCATTTGGAAAACCTCTTTCTCCTAACCATTTTACAAAAGAAGGTAAAAAAGTGTTATCAGATAAAATGAAAGGAGATAAAAACCCTATTTCAGGAATTAAACCGTGGAAACATCCAAGAACAACTGATGTTACACTAGCACTATGGAAAAGAGCTGATGCAATTTATGATACATGGGTAGCATATGATATGCCATCTTACTGTAAACTATTTGGATTAGTTATGAACAAGAAGTATGATTGGCAAAATAAGAATCACGGTAAGGAAATAGGTCCATTTATGAATATGGTAAAATATTTTAGGAATGGCTGGGTTCCTACTCAAGATATAGAATGGAATAAGTTATGAGCTATAGTTTTATTAAACAATTTATTACTGAAGGTAAACCGGCATCTTTAAAAATAGATGCTTTACCATACGGAATGGATGAGTTAAGTCCTGCTATATCAAAAGCAACATTAGATTATCATTATGAACATCTTGCTAACACATACGCAAAGCGTTATAATGCAGGTGAAGGTGATCCTGTGTTTAATGAAGCAGGTGTATTTTTACACAATATCTTATTCCAACAATATCAAGAGTCAACTGGCAATCTAAACAAGCCAGTTGGCAAAGTGCTAGAGTTAATTGAAACGCATTATAAAACTTTTGATAAATTTAAAGAAGAGTTTTTAAAAGTAGCAATGGGAATACAAGGTAGTGGTTGGGTCTATCTTGCTAAAAATGGACAGATTAAAACAATCACTAATCATGCTATTAAAAAAGACATTGTATTATTAGTTGACTGGTGGGAACATTCTTACTCTCTCGATTATCAATGGGATAAAAAACGTTATCTTGAAAACCAGTGGAAGATTATAAATTGGAAACATATCAATGAATCTATGATGTAAAGGAGCACACGTATGGCTGAAACTAAAATACATAGAAAAATTTTTATTAAGAATTACGGACCTATTCCGGAAGGATACGATATCCATCATATTGATGGTAATCATAGCAACAACACTCCTACAAACTTAAAAGCAGTATCATTACAAGAGCACTTTGATATACACTATTCACAAGGGGATTTTGCCGCTGCAAATAGGATAGCACAACGCCTTGGATTAACAAAAGAAGAAAGAAGTAAATTGTGTTCTCTTGCTGCTATTAAGGCAAACAAGGACGGCAAATGCGGGTTTGGTCTAGGACACGCTTCTATCGCTGGAAGTATTGGCGGTAAAAAAGGTGGACAATCTGCTAAGGAAAACAAAACAGGCATATTTGCGCTAACTCCTGAACAGAATAAACAAAGACATCTGAATAGCGTAATATCAAAATTAATTAAAAACGGCAAGGCAAGTGCGTGGCCAAGAAAGGAACAGGTAAACAAAACGTTATGAAGCAAGTACTAGAACAGTTACATACAATAGAAAACAGAGGCCTTCTATATTATAAGTGGAAGGCAACTTCTTTAACTAATTCTATATTAAACAAAGTAAGAGAAATCAAACTATCGATAACAATATATTGTTTAGTGTTTTTAGCATATTTAGGTATAATTAAAAAATGAAAGATAAAAAATTAGTAATATCAATGAGACATAATTTAAAAGTTGAATTACCACTTAAACACGATGTTAACACTAACGAATGGGTAATGCGTCTTCCAGAAGAAACATTATCCGACATAACAAAATATCTTGAAAGTGCGTGGTATGCATTAGATGAAAAAAGCACAATAAGGATTGTAAATGAGTAATGAACTTGTAACAAGAGAACTAACAAACGACGAATTGTTAGATGAACAACTTAATGAAAAATTAAAATTTTGGGGTGTACCTGACAATTTTATAATTGAAGACGAAGCTAAAGGTCCTATACTTGCTGCGTTATCTGAGGATGATGTATTAAGTGTTTACATTGATAAAGAAAATGGATTATGTATAAACTATTCAGGTGACGGCTATGAGTGAAGAACAGTATAATTTAGGTGAACAAACTAACTACTTGTCTAGAAAACTGTTTCTAGACGGAACAGTTACTATTCAAAGATTTGAAGAAGTACGCTATCCACGTATTCAAAAGTTTGAAGCAACTGCTAGAGGGTTCTTTTGGACTCCAGAAGAAATATCATTAAGTAAAGATGCTAACGATTTTAAAGATGCGAGTGATGCAGTTAAGCATATATTCACTAGTAACTTACTAAGACAAACTGCATTAGATAGTTTGCAAGGCCGTGGTCCTACACAAGTGTTTACACCTGTAGTAAGTGTACCCGAAGCAGAACTACTAATGATTAACTGGGGATTCTATGAGTCAAATATTCATAGTCGCAGTTATAGCCATATTATTCGTAATATCTATAATATTCCAAAAGAGATATTTAACACCATACATGATACTAAAGAAATTGTTGACATGGCAAGTAGTGTTGGCAAATACTACAATAGATTGCATAAACTTAACTGTCAAAAAGAACTTGGTATTGAAGTTCTTGAAAGAGACCACATTAAAGCTATTTGGCTTGCACTACACGCAAGTTATGCATTAGAAGCATTCCGATTTATGGTATCATTTGCTACTAGTTTAGCAATGGTTGAAAACAGGCTGTTTATTGGTAATGGTAACATCATTGCGCTTATATTACAAGATGAGTTATTACACAAAGAGTGGACTGCTTATATGATTAATCAAGTAATAAAAGATGATCCGCGTTTTACCGAAATTAAAGCAGAGTGTGAAGAAATAGTGTATAATATGTATATCGACGTGATCCGCGAAGAAAAAGAATGGGCAGATTACTTATTTTTAAAAGGTCCAGTAATTGGACTTAATGCTAACATCTTAAAAGAATTTGTTGACTATACTGCAGTACACGCTTTAAAAGAAGTTGGTATTAAGTATCGTGAACAAGCACCTAAATCAACGCCTATTCCATGGTTTAACAAACACGCCGATCCAAGTAAAAAGCAAACTGCATTACAAGAATCTGAAAGTGTTAATTATGTGATTGGTGTAATGAGTGACGAATTGGATTATGACGAATTACCGGACTTATGAGAGCAGACAGATATTTAAAAAAATCTCGCAAGATTAAAATGTATGAAGGCAACAGTGCCTGCTCAACAATAGCAAAAAATCATGCAATTGCAATAAACTCACCAGCAAGAGTAAAAAAATTAATGGCCAATATAGCAAAAATTGATTGGTCAAACCCGTACAAGGATTTTATTAAATGACAGCAATTATATGGTCAAAGGACCAATGTCCGTATTGCGTGCAAGCTAAGAGCTTGTTACAAATGAAAAACATTGGATTTGAAGAAAGAAACATATCCAATGGTGGCTGGACTAAAGACCAGCTATTAGAAGAAGTACCAACAGCAAGAACATTACCACAGATTAAAATTGATGGCAATTATATCGGTGGATTTTCAGAATTACAACAATACATAAAGGCAAATCATGATTATAGATAAAGGCGTAACACCAGGCGAAGTAGTAACTCTTAAATTAACTTCAGGTGAAGAACTTATTGCATCGCTAGTTGAAGAAACAGAAAAATACATTAAAGTTTCAAAACCACGTGTATTAACAGCAGCACAAGGCGGTATTGGAATGGCTCCTTACTTGTTTACAGTTGACCCAGATAAAACAATTAAAATTGCTGCTGCTACCGTAGTAGTATTAGAACCGACCGAACGAGAATCAGCTAAATCATATACAGAAGCAACAACTAGTATTATTATATAAATGTTGTATTCCTTATTGCATAAATATTGCAATAAGGATTTAATATGGCGTTAACATTAAACACTACAGTAATACCGGGCCAGTCAGTTATTACTGACTCTACAGGTAGTATTGCAACAATTGACTACACTCCGTTATATGGCAGAATTGCAACTGCATTAGAAACTATTGCACAATCGTTAACGGTTAATTCTGCTACTACTGGTTTATTACTACAAGGCATAACATCATTTACAGTAGCAGGAACTAGTGTTACTGCTACTGCAACTTATACTAACGTTATTCAGTCGGCGTCAAGCGGAACCGGTACTGGTGCAGTTTTTACAATAGAAAAAACAGATAATGGAACATCTTACGCAAGTACTACTATTACTATAACATCACCCGGAAATCGATACGCAGTCGGTGACACAATTACAATCTTAGGCACAAGTTTAGGTGGGTTGACTCCTACTAACAACTTAACATTAACGGTTGGTAGTTTGGTTTCAACTACATCTGTATTAAACATATTATCGGAAATTTCAACTAGTCAAGAAACTATTGCAACTAGTCAAGAAACTATTTCTAGCAATCAAAAATCAATAGGTACTGCAATTACTACATTAGGTGCATTAATTCAAGGAATTACTACATTTACAACAGCAGGAACTAGTATTGCATCGGCAGCTACTTACACTAACGTTATTCAGTCGGCGTCAAGCGGAACCGGTACTGGTGCAGTTTTTACAATAGAAAAAACAGGTAGTGGAACATCATATACCGGAATTAACATTACTATAACCTCTGCAGGTCGTAATTATGAGATCGGTGACACAATTACAATCTTAGGCACAAATTTAGGTGGGTTGACTCCTACTAACGACTTGACATTAACAATCGATACTGCAGTATCGGCTACCCCTATCATAACTTTATTAAAAACTATTGCAACTAGTCAAGAAACTATTGCAACTAGTCAAGAAACTATTGCAACTAGTCAAGAAACTATTTCTAGCAACCAAAAATCAATAGATACTGCAATTACTACAGTAGGTGCATTAATTCAAGGAATTACTACATTTACAACAGCAGGAACTAGTATTGCATCGGCAGCTACTTACACTAATGTTATACAATCTGCATCTAATGGAGCAGGTACTGGAGCAGTTTTTACAATAGAAAAAACAGGTAGTGGAACATCATATACCGGAATTAAAATTACTATAACCTCTGCAGGTCGTAATTATGAGATCGGAAATACTATTACACTTCCGGGTGCATTGTTAGGCGGATCTACTCCTGCTAATAATTTAACATTAACCGTCGGTACTGCAGTATCGTCAACGCCTATTATAAATCTGTTAAAGACTATTGCGGACAATTTAACTGCATTAAAAACATTAGCGACCGAAGACGGGTTAAAAACAGTAGGAGCGTTTGATTGGACAGACATTGCAATATACCTTAATTCTAGTCTTAACAATAGTTCTGATGCTGATTTAATAGGTCGATTAGAAACATTGTCTAAAAAAGTTCCAAGGTACTTTAAATAATGCCAGCAGTTGCAAGGGGATCAGAAACTGATTCAGTACTCACCGGTCATACATGTACAGTAACTACTAAAACCGATAAATGCTCAACTAATGTGTTTATTAATAGTAAAGGTGCTTGTAGAAAAGGTGATGCTATTAAAGTACACACCCATAAAGTAGGAAAACATTGTGTAAATCACACAGAAAAAATTAAAGCTGGATCTGCATCTGTATTTGTTAATGGGATTCCAATTTCAAGAAAAGGTGATTCTGCAGATGCCGGAATTGTGTCGTCCGGTAGTGGAAATGTATTTGCTGGTGATGCTAGCATGGCAGGACCTGTTATTGCAACTGCTACTACTAGTAGTACTGCTACTACACCTGATAAAACTACTACACCTGTTAAACCGCCTAATCAAGCTCCGGGTGTTACCGGAGTAGACGTTAGCGTTACAAAGAAACGTACTAAAACGTTTGCACAGTCCGATTTTAATTTTGTAGACATTGATCAAAATAACCTAAGTGCAATAATTATTACTGCAATACCAAAAGAAGGGTTTTTAACATTAGGTAAAGCAAGAGTTAAGGCAAATCAAAGTATTCCTGCAAAGTTGATACCTACATTAACGTATCACCCAAATACAAAGAAATCCGGAGAATATCCTACGTTTTTTAAATTTAAAGCAAAAGACGACGGCGGAACTGCAAATGGTGGTAAAAATACTAGTGTCGAAGGTGCAATAATAATTACAGTAACTCCAAAATAAAAAAGGGCTATTAGCCCTTTTTTCTTAATATGTTCTTAACCAAGCTTCCTTTAACGCATTTGGACTAATTCCAAATTCTTGGAATACTTGCATTAAGGTCATTAGTTGATTATCACTTTTTTGAACTTTTTGTCTAATTGCATGTAGTTCATGATCTCTAATACCATTCTTTTTAAGTAAATCAAAACCTTGATTAATTGCTTGTTGAGCCGCATTTATATTTTGAGAATGTGTATCATGTTTTACTGGTTTTTTAGGAGCACTAACTATATCGCTTTTACCTAAATCTGCACCTTTTGGTTTGTTTACAGATACTAATGCATCACCTTGTTTTTTAAACTTAGTTCCGCCTTCATATGGTTTAGGAATGGTGCCTTTTAAATTATCCCAATTATCAATCACATGCCGTAATCTTTCACCTAATCTGTATATTTCTTCTTTATCTAAAAAACTAGTTTCTACTTCTTCTGGTTTAGCAATTTTAGCAATGTCTTGTATAATCTCTGGAAGATAATCTTCAATTTTACTCATTAATTGACTATACGTTTTAATGTCTGCTTCTGGTGGAGCTGTTCCTGACTTACGTTGAGCCATTGTTGCTTGAACTTGATGATTTGGATTAATATTTACACTTAGATGTGCTAACTGTTTTAAACCATCAACTTTACGTAAGTGGGGAATTTCAGACAATGTAACTAATGCATTCTTTAAACCACGTGCAGTTTTTCCACCACCCATTCCTGTATTTGCTCTGTTTTTGTTAACTGTTAAGTAATTGTTAGTAAACCAAACTGACCGTATACTACCGACTCGTAGTCTACATGCGTTAATGTTTCTGTTAACAACTCCAATTTCAGCTGGATTGTATGGATCAGTAACGGTTGCATCAAGTCCTTTTACTATTGCAGGTAGCTCTACCGAATACATTGTTATTAATGATTTTGCGTGACTAATTAGATCCGGAAGTGCATCTGCAATATAGCCTTCCATTAAATCTTGTATTTTCATATGTAATCCTTTTTGTAATAATATAGTGTATTTATTAGTTTTTACTTGACAAAATATAATAACAAGCGTATAATATACAAATAGTATACTTTAATTCGTTAAAAAGTCACTTTTTTAACAGAATTTTAAAGTTCAATGCTATATATTATATGTTTCGAGAGAAACTGAGATAGTTGGATTGAGAGATGTAATCAATCCTGCGAGTCTTGGCCAAATTAGAAACCCGCGAAATTCGGGAAGCCAGGCTTGCCAAAGGTGCAACATGCAGTTTATGTTGTGGCTGATGGAGAAGACGTCACGAACAAAATGGGTTCAAAGAACCTCGTGCAGTTTACTCCCTTAATGTAATGTGCAGTTATTTTAATGCACACCAAGTGAAAGGAGAAAAAATGAAAAATTCACTAATAACAGGGCTTCTTGCCCTTTCAATAATTACCACCGTAGCTCCAGTAAATGCAGCTACTAAACATTCAACTGACAATCATTCAATACAACACAGTGTACATAAAAAAACTAAACACCTGCATTATAAGCATAGACTTAGATCAGCACATACATCTAACGAAATGCAAGGTATAGCTAGTTGGTATGGTTACGAATCTGGACCTAGATATCGACGCAGACCTAAAACTGCAAGTGGCGAATATTTTAGTCCTAAAGAACTAACGGCAGCACATAAAACATTGCCATTTGGAACTATAGTTGAAGTAACTAATTTAGCTAATAATCAAACTGTGTTAGTTAAGATTACTGACAGAGGGCCGTTTGTTAAAGGTAGAGTTATCGACTTATCAAAAGCAGCAGCTAATGCAATTGGCATAAAAGGTATTCAAAAAGTATCTTTAGCTATCAAGTCCTTCTCTGATAAATATAAGGCAAAACTAATTACCACATAGAAGGTCACATGAATCCATTAGGAAAAATTACGGTTATTACACCTCCGGATAAGTTTTTTAATTTAGATGTTGGTTATTTGTTAGTAAAACCATCAACGCATGTATTAGAACAATTTCATGCAATTATTGGTGAAAGTGATGAAGATATTAATATTTTCATATATGATACCGATGAAGCAGACATTGATTGGTTACTAAGTGTTACACACCAAGTAGCAGTAGTAATTATTGATGTTGATAATTGTGATCCGATTACTAAATCTTTTGTCACATTTATGCTTACCCATCCTAATGCATACTATATAACTAACGACGAACTAACACCTTACCATCTAATCTCTAAAAATAGAATATATGATTTAGATTGGATTGTAGAACAAATTAACAATGAGGAAGATGATGATAACAATGCAGAATAGAGTTAAAGTAACAATGCGCGAAAATGAAAACATTACACAATCGTTAAGACGATTTAAGCGCAAAGTTGAAGACTCTGGAAAATTAGAAACGTTACGTAAAAAAGAGTTTTACGAAAAACCAACTACGAAACGTAAACGAGAAGCAGGTGCAGCAAAAGCACGGTATCGTAAAAAACTGCAAAAAGAAGCAAACCCAGTATCTGTAAATCGCAAACGCATGTACTAATCAAACAAACTTCTGATTAATCTTTTGTTTAGCATACAATAAATACAGTATGACTATTCAAAAGATTAAATCAGGACGTATTACAACCATTGAAGCCGACGAGTATGTTGGTGTAATTGGAACTATATTTTATAATGAAGAAATTGGTGATCTAAGACTATCCGATGGTATTACTATTGGAGGTATCCCTATCAATACCGGTTCAGGTGGAGGTGGTGATGCAACTATTATTGTATCTGCTACTGCTCCAACAGGAGTACTTACCGGAACATTATGGTGGAATTCAGTAACTGGCGTTTTAAACATTAGATATGCAGGTGGCTGGAGAATTGCATCAACTACTCCTGGACCTAAAGGCGATACAGGTGATACTGGACCTGCAGGTGCAAATGGAACTTCTATTGTTATTAAAGGTGCAGTATTAACTGCTGATTTACTACCTCTTACAAGCGAAGTAGGTGACCTCTTTGTAATTACATCTACTGGTGATGGCTACTTCTGGAACGGAACCACTTGGGAATTTTTAGGAACTATACGAGGACCTAAAGGTGACACCGGTAACACTGGAGAAACTGGATCACAAGGCATTCAGGGCATACAAGGACTTAAAGGCGATACTGGTAACACTGGCGCAACTGGCGAACAAGGTATACAGGGAATCAAAGGCGATACAGGTGCAACTGGACCTAA